GCGCTCAAGGTGCTGCTGCTGACTGCCGCAGAGCCTACGACTTTCTGGATCAGTACGATAATATTATCTTTTGCTTTGACAATGATGATGCTGGACGGTCTGCTGCTCTAGAGTGTGCTGATATCTTTGGTGGCAAGGCAAGGATCTATCATCACGGTGAACACAAGGATGCATGTGACTACCTACTGAACGCAGACAAGGATGACTTTGTTAAGCGGTGGTGGGCGGCGAAGACCTACACACCTGATGGCATGGTGATGCTGGGTTCTCTGCGTGAGGCACTGAAGAAACCATTGGAGGAGGCAGAGGTACGCTACCCATACAAGGGACTAGATGACATGACGTTTGGTGTACGTCCGACTGAGCTTGTCACCATCTGTGCTGGCTCTGGTCTAGGTAAGTCCACGTTCATGCGTGAGCTAGTGTTCTCTATCCTTGGACAGACCAACGACAGGGTGGGGTTAGCCTTCCTTGAGGAGACACCTGATCGTACTGCCCGTGGTCTGGTAGGACTACAGATCAACAAGCCTATACACCTTCCGGGCTGTGACTACTCACCCTCTGAGGTAGACCAAGTGTTTGATAGCATGGATCTTGATGACCGTGTTGTGCTGTGGGATACGTTTGGTTCCAATAAGATTGAGAACGTACTGGCACGGTTCAGGTATCAGATCAAGGTGTTGGGTGTGCAGTACATTGTGCTGGATCACATCTCCATACTGGTATCGGATCAAGACAATGGTGATGAGCGTAAGGCTATCGATGAGATCATGACCAAGCTACGTATGTTCTGTCAGGAGATGCGTGTGTGTATGTTTGTTGTGTCACACCTCAAACGGCCTGATGGTAAGGGACATGAGGACGGTGCATACACCAGCCTTGGACAGCTACGTGGTTCAGCAGCGATAGCACAACTGAGTGATATCGTGTTAGGATTAGAGCGTAACGCACAGGCAGAGGATCAGATGGTACGNAACACCACCAACGTGCGTGTACTCAAGAACAGATTCAGTGGAATGACAGGNCCAGCTACGGCGCTGATGTATAACAAGGATACGGGGAGGCTCACTGAGATTATTGAATGAGGTGCAAAGCGTGTGACAAGATCATGACGAACTACGAACTGACCAAGAAGTTCAGCGGCAGTGGTGAGTTTGTTGATATGTGTAATGAGTGTAGTCGGTTCCTTGCTGATGATGACTTGACGACAGTAGGTAACATAGACTATGCTGACCTATATGACTTAGAGGAGATTAAGTATGTCGAGGATGAGCAGTTGGATTATGCAACAGGAACAGAATATGGAGATGAGGGAGAGTGGTCATGAACTTACAAAAGGACAGCAGCTTGATCTCACCTACTACGAATACTGTGTTTCTAGACATAGAGGCAGACGGCCTGAACCCTACGAAGATACACTGTGTGGTTACAAAGAGATCGAACGAAGCTCACTTGACGCACTTATCTAGACGGAGTTTGATGGATGAACTGGCAAAAGGTGGCAAGATATGTGGACACAATCTTATTGGTTATGATCTTCCTGTTATGCGTAAACTGTGGGGCATCCGTATACCAGCACATAGAGTTGTCGATACTCTAGTACTGTCGCGCCTGTTCCACCCTGACCTAGATGGTGGACACAGCCTAGCTGCATGGGGTGGCAGGCTTGGGTTTGCTAAAGGTGACCACAACGAGTGGGATGAACTGTCACCTGAGATGATTGAGTACTGCAAGCGTGACGTTGATGTGACTCAGCGCCTGCACGATGCACTCATGGGGCAGATGCAGATGTTTGGATTTACTCAGCACTGCGTTGACCTTGAGCACAACGTTGCGTTCATCTGTAAGGATCAGGAAGACAACGGCTTTGAATTTGACAGGGAGGGTGCAGTCAAGCTGTACGAAGAACTAACTACTCGTATGCACAGGATTGAGAAAGACTTACAGCAAGTGTTTCCACCCATAGTAGAGGAGAGGTACAGTGATAAAACACAGAAGAGACTCAAGGACAAAGTTACGGTATTCAATGTCGGTAGTAGACAACAAATCGCAGATCGCCTTACTAGCAAAGGTGCAGTGTGGAAGGAACTCACTCCGTCAGGAAAACCAAAGGTCGATGAGGCTACGCTTAAAAAGCAGACTGATATTCCCGAAGCGAAGATTATACTCCGTTATCTTCTCTGTCAAAAACGAGCATCGCAAGTTGATTCGTGGGTTCAAGCAGTTGGAGAGGGTAGCAGAATACATGGGCGAGTNCGTCACATTGGAGCGGTTACCGGAAGAATGGCACACTCACAACCTAACATGGCTCAAGTTCCTGCTGTAAGGGCTGAGTATGGTAAGCAGTGTCGTGACCTGTTCACCACACCTGAAGGTCGTGTTCTGGTTGGTGCTGATGCCAGCGGTCTTGAGCTACGTATGCTTGCACACTACATGGATGATGAATCCTACACCAACGAGATACTATCAGGTGACATACACACGGCTAACCAGACAGCCGCAGGATTAGAAACAAGAGATCAGGCTAAGACATTTATCTATGCGTTCTTGTATGGCGCAGGCGATGCCAAGATAGGTAGTGTCGTAGGTGGCAGTGCCGCGCATGGTAAGAGACTCAAGGCAGCGTTCCTAGAGAACACACCCGCGCTGGCAAAGCTACGTTCAGAGGTATTGAACGATGCAGAGACAGGGTTCCTAACTGGACTAGATGGTAGACGCATACGTGTACGATCACAACACGCCGCACTGAACACGCTACTGCAAGGCGCTGGTGCTGTGGTGATGAAGCAGGCTATTGTTATTTTGTATGACCTACTGGCTCGTGTTGACTTCAAGCTGGTAGCACAGGTTCATGATGAGTGGCAGATAGAGTGCCGCCCAGAGGATGCAGACTTCATTGGCAAGTCGTGCGTCAACGCAATGGTATTCGCAGGTGAAGTCCTGCAACTGAACTGTCCGTTGGACGGAGAGTATAGAGTTGGTAATAGTTGGGCAGATACCCACTAGCACAATTCTATTTTATGTGGTATAATATTATGGTAAGTTTAACTAGCAGGAGAATGCTATATGTCTGACCAAGCACCCAACGTAATGGTTAACTGTGATCTGTTCTGGCCTAACCTGACTCACAAGAATGAGTTAGCTGGTAAGTACACAGTGGATCTTGCTAATCTATCTGACGCTGCTGTGACTGCGTTGGAAGATCTGGGACTTAACATTCACAACAAGGGAGATGAGCGTGGAAACTACATCACCTGTAAGTCTAACAACAAGTACCGAGCCTTCAACCCTGACGGATCAGAGATGCTCATCAAAGGACGAACTCCGCGAGATGACATGGATGACCCAGAATCGGGAGTCGTTGTGGGTAATGGTTCCAANGCTAAATGTCTCATCGGGTACTACGATTGGGAATACCTCAAGAAGAAAGGTCGTAGTGCCACNCTCAAGCGTCTTGTAGTTAGTGACGTTGTTGAGTACGCACCTGAAGTCGAAGAGATGGAAGCTCTGTGATACTGATTGACGGTGATATGCTGGTGTACCGTGTNGGGTTTGCTTGTGACGAAGAGAGTGGAGACGTTGCAACGCAGACCCTAGACAACTACCTGTCCGAAATGGTCATGGACTTGTCTGAACACTACACATCCAGCGTTGTCTACCTAACGGGTAAGGGTAACTTCAGGGACGAGGTTGCCACTACCCAACCCTACAAAGGTAACCGTGATAACAAGCGAGTACCAGTACACAAGAATCTGCTACGTGATTACATGGTATCTGAGTGGAATGCACAGGTTGTCAACGGTATGGAAGCTGACGATGCTATTGCAATCAAGGCAACTGAGCTAGACCACAACGCAATCATCTGCTCACTGGACAAAGACTTCAAGCAGGTTCCTTGTTCTATGTATGATTACACCAAGAAAAACTTAAATGCATTTAAGGAAGATGACGCTATGCGCTGGCTGTACAAGCAGGCGTTGATGGGTGATCGTGTAGATAACATACCGGGCATACATGGTATCGGTCCTAAGAAAGCCGACAAGATCATTGACCCATGCACAACAGAGTGGGAGTGCTACAGTACCTGTCTTACTCACTACTGGGACAACGAACTGGATGAGGACAGGCTACTAGAAAGCTTGCAACTTCTGTACCTGTTGCGTTCACCTGATGACAAGTACGAGAAGCCAAGTGAAGTATGATTCTAAGTTTGAGAAAGAAGCCCATGAGATTATGCAGGGCTGTGAGTATCATCCAGAACAACGACTGTTCTACCTTGTTCCTAAACACTACGAGCCTGACTTTGTTTATATGCACCGTGGTAAGACATGGTACATAGAAGCCAAGGGTAGGTTCCGTACATCAGAGGAGGCGCGTAAGTATGTCATCATCGCGGAGACACTTAGCCCAAAGGAGGAGTTGGTATTTCTCTTCCAACGAGCCAAGACCCCCATGCCGGGATCACGAAGAAGAAAGGACGGTACACGCTACACAATGGAAGAGTGGGCAGAGAAGCATGGATTCCGTTGGTACACTCTTGACACAATACCTACAGGATGGAGAAGATGAGACACCTAATAATACCTGATACTCAGATCAAACCAGATCATCCTATTGACCATATGTTGTGGGCAGGACGCTATGCAGCGGCGATCAAACCTAACACCATCATACATCTGGGGGATCATTGGGACTTTCCATCGTTGTCATCATACGATGTAGGTAAGAAGTCGTTTGAAGGTAGGCGTTACTCTGCTGACGTAGAGGCTGGCAACGAGGCTATGCAGGTGTTCATGGACTGCATCAGGGCAGAGCAGTCACGTATGCGTAGGATGAAGAAGAAGGTATGGAAGCCTCGCCTCATCTTTACCCTTGGTAATCACGAGCAACGGATTGAACGTGCAGTAGAGAACGATGCCAAGCTAGAAGGACTGATGAGCTATGAAGATCTCAATCTCAGAGGCTGGGAGGTATATCCGTATCTTCAGCCAGTTATTGTGGACGGTATTGCTTATTGCCACTTTTTCACTAGCGGTGTCATGGGCAGGCCAGTCACTAATGCAAAACTACTGCTCCAAAAGAAACATATGTC